TAGTGTCGGATTAGAGGTTAACCCAGTTAGGGACTGAGTTTTTAGACAAGCCTCTTGCTTGTTGTCTTTGTTTGTAAGACATGCCTAGGACCATGTGGTTAGCGGCTGATTGTGGGTCATCTTTCCAGGCTTGTTCTAGGTCTCTCCACTCTTCAAATTTACGTTTAGCTATTTCTTGGTTGGCAGAGATTGCCATTGCGTCGGTGAAGTATTTAACTCCTTGGGCAAGGCTATCGAGTCTGTCATCGTGTTTAACGGCACCTTTTTCTCTACACATTCTAGAGAATTGGTAGAAGAGCATGTAGAGAAGACGTTCTTCAGGAGGCGCATCTTTGTTGCTGTTATAATCCCAGTCAATAAGCCCCCTGTCAATAACCAAGCGATGCTGATTAAGGACAGGCTCCAGAGCGTCAATAATGCGATCTTCTTTTCGGACATTAGCACGTACCTCTTCTACGTCGATGTTTTGTTTAGTTTGGACTAGGTGTTTTTTGAACAGTTCAGCTACGATGCCGTCACCAAAGTTTGTCTCAATAAGGAGTTTGTTTACTTTGTATTTACGACATCCTCTTAGAATGTCCAAGAGTGTGTTGTCTGAGTATCCGTCTCGGTAAGCACGCATTTCGTGCACGTACAGGAAACCGTTGCGTTGCGAGATATAAGTTGCCGCTGTTTCATCCGATCCACGACCCGATGGGTCAATAGAGCAGATTGTCTCAGAGTAATCATCCCATTGCCCCTGGAGCTGCATTGGACTGTAGAAATAATCTCCAGGTAGTCCAACAGTTGGAGCTTCTTTGATAATGTTCTGGGGGTCGCTACACCAGACAATGGACTCAGGAGCAGTGGTAGGGTTAACGCTGGTGACAATAAGATCAGCCATTTTAAGCGGGAACTTTTCGGCGTCACTGAGAGTCGTGTCCAACATGAATTGCAGCATGAAGTTGCTGCGTCCCATTGCTGCTTCACGTTCAATAAGATCTTCATTACTAAAACGATCAGGGTCAGTTACATCCCAAGGTTCTGCACCGTTGTCAATGTCTTCTACGAGTTGTGGAGCTAGGAGACCTTCGTAGTTGGCTAGTTTCTTGGGATAGCGGGAGGGCCAGACAAAGGGTCGGTAGTTACGTTCTGCTAGTTTACGGTAGATGGTAAACGTAGTTTGGGGAGTCCCAAGGAACATAATGCGGCTGTCTGGGTTTGGTGTCAGGATTGATTCGGTTTCTGTACAGAGTTGCAGCAGCTTCTCCCTCATCAATTCTGTCATTGAGTTACCAGGAACCTCCACGTCGTCTAGAATCATAAGGTCAGCACGGCTACCAGTAAGCTGACCAGTAATGCCGACAGACTTAACTGAAGGAGCTTGGTGAGGTTTAGCTGGTCCCACGTCGAATGAGACCCTGGACCATCTTTGGTCATCTGATTTAGGTCTAAGGTATGAAAGCCAAGGAACTTCTAGCACAAGCCGCTGACAAAAGATGGAGAACGAGTCTGCTCTATCCTTAGATGCAGATACCACCATGATTTTCTTGTCAGGGTTATTGTAGAGTGTCCAAAGCACAAATGCTGCTGTAATCCAGCTCTTGCCTACCCCACGGAACGCCTGAATCTGTAGACGTTTGGGTCCTTGTTGTAGGTACTCTGCAATGCACAGTTGTGCACGGGTTGGTGGGGGAAGTTTAAGGTGTGCCCAGATTGCGGTAAGGAAATACCGAAAGTCTGCCTGAAGATTATTCTGTAAGTCGTCTGTATGCATGCTAGAAGGAGCTAGAAGGGGCCTCTAAGGCGTCCCGAGGGGGATTGTACCTTAGAGGCTTTTTAGGGGCCTTGCAGGGCCTTACATGTCGTTGTTCTTAGAAGCCAAGTATTGACGACGGTTACGTGCCGCGCCACGCTGACGTGCACGACGACGACGTGCCTCTACTTGTTTCTGGTCACGTTTTTTAGAACCACTCTGTGCTTCAACCATACGACGGATGTTTGCACGTCCTGCAGAGCTGCTACCGCCAGAACGACGGGCTTCCTGACGGTTCTTACGGAGCTGCCGCTCACGTGGGTCTACGGATGCGCCAGTTTTGCTACCTTTCTTGACCACAGCAGGTCCAGGAGAGTTGCTAGGACGGCTCTGACCACGAGTGCCGCTAGAAGAGCTGTAGAAACGGCTCTTAGCTTTTGCCTTAGTGGTTTGACGGGGCTTGTTACCACCCTTAGCAACAGGCTTACGTGCAGTCTTGGCTGCAGCGCGGAAGGTCTCAACGTTAGCCTTACGTTGAGCGGGGGTCATGTCACTGTACATTTTCTTCATTTCGGCAAGAGACTTGCCCATGAAGGGGTTACGCGCAGCCTTAACTTTACCAGCTGCGTCTTTGGAGGATCCGATTGCCATTTTTGTTAGTTGATGTGATCGATAATACGTTGTTCTCTGTCAGGATGCATACCGTATCTTTGACGCATCCAATTTAACCAGTTGTCGCTACCTTTGTCCTGATTACAATGGGTACAGGCGGGTACCAAGTTGCTCGTGAGATCTTCTCCACCCAGAGACTTAGGGTGAACGTGGTCAAGAGTAAGTTCATGTAATTCATAAGTTTCTCCACAATAAACACATTGACATTTGAAGTGCTCTTTGATTGCACGCCTCCATAGGCGCTTGGCTTCTGGGGATGTCATGGTTATTAGGTTGTATAAGTAATGGTCAGGAGTAGGCAGCATCGGAGTCATCAGGCGGCGTACTTACGCTTTTTCTTTTTAGCCTTAGCTTTTTGTGTAGGACCGTATGGTACGGGCATATACTCGCCCTTAAACTTTTTAACGGGCGTGGCGTCTCCTCTAGGAGTTTTCTTGTTAGCCATTTTTAATGCTTAGTTTGCTCCGGTTTCTGGCGCGGTTTTTAGACGGGTCCTCGCGGACGAACGTGCCTTTCGTGGTTTTGGAGAAGTCTTTGCCTCCTTTACCGTAGACTCCGGCTTGGCGACGGACTTTGTTGTGCTCTGCACGGTAGTCTTTGCGGTCTTCGCGTTTGTTAATTTGCCGATTCGTTGCGTTTTTATGGGCTCGAGCGGCTGCATTGTCGCGGTAATTCTTCGCACTTTTGCGTAGCTGGTTGTAGGGTTTCTTTTTAGGAGCCATTAGCGTCTTACTGCCTTTTGTACTTCATCAAAATTGATGGTTGGCATAATATCAGCAAGGCCGCTGAGAGCAGAACCCTCAACGGCCACACCAGTGATGTCATTTTTTGACAACCAGTCACAAGCTGCTTTTAGGTCTTGTGTGGTTGCTTCGCCAGATCTAATTCGCGCTAAGAACTCCTCTGTGATAAGGTTGTGAAGCTCGTTAAATGAGTCTTCACTTGCTCTTTTCTTGCTCATTTTTAGGGTTGATTGACACAATGGGGACAATGTCGTGGCAAAGTACCTCAACACGGCTTCCTGGTCTAAACATAAACCCAGTTTTCATGATTTCTGTGCACTTTAGAGCACGGACAAGCTCATAATCTAGGCGAAGTTTTTGTTCTTGTTTACGGGCTATACTTTTACACAAGCTAATCATGTCCCAATCGAGAGGAACACTAAAATTAACTTGCATACCAAAGTTGTTGCTACGTACATATCCCGTATTTTCATACGGAATAGTATCGTTACCCATATAAAACGGGCTAAGCTGCATGGTAGGACCATTACAACTTACGCTATTGCCAAAGTATTGACGGCTTGGAGCCCCATTGTTTTGGAATTGTACGGCTTGATTGGTAACATTACCAGTCGCAGCCGCCACAGGGTTGGACGTGTTTTGAACCTTAGGGTCTTCGTTAGCAAATGCAGGACTTACTGAGAGAAGACCGACAAGGAAGTAGTAGTGGAGACCTGTTGGATGGTTTCGGTTACGAGGCTGTCTTCGATCAGACCTGCTGCTCGGTTTACAATTTCTAGTTGAAACTGCTCGCCTGAGTTTGTTACCGAATAAGTTGTTGCTGAATCTGAGATGTCCCCACTCGGGGTTACGTTGGTTCCAGACCATGATGAATAGGTGCCACCATAGATGTTGGTTTCAATCGTACGATCAATATCTACAGTGGTAGTAGTTGTGGATTGCATGCTGCCCTGTGTAAAGTTGGGCGTAACTTGCTGAGCTGCAGCGGGACTAGCTAGAAAGAGAAGGAGTAGTAGTTTTTTCATGGTAGTTCTTTCTTAGGTTCGTTTGGTTTGTTGTTGTTACCGTTTCTGCTATTGTTAGATGTGTTAAGACCAAACGTAGCTAGAGCGCCTGTAAAGACGCTAGCAACAAATGTTATGTCACCACCACTTTGACCTTTTTTAATCATTGGAAGGTCAACGTAGTTAAGAGTAATAATAAAACCACTCCATACAACAACACCAAGACGAACAAAAGTTCCTAAAATTTCAATGTCTTTCTCAGCATGTTCCTTCACTTTTTTTAGGAAGGGTCTTTTTTCTTGGTTAGTTTGCTCCATGTTTGTTTGAATACAGGTTTAAGAACCATTACGATGTACTTGAACAAAGAGGTAGCAGTCAAGGTGGCAGCAACACTGATAAACGCTGTAGTGGCTGCAGTGGTCATAATAGTTGTGGTCGGCATTGGGACTTCAATGTCCGTAAATGGGATCTCAACTATCTGTGCCTCTGGTGGGAGATTTATATCTGGTTGTGTAGGCTGTTTTTTAGAATCAGTCTTCTTCTCCTTTTGTGGAGGTTCATCTTCTGTGTTAATGCCCTCAATACCTGGAGGTGGCCTGAGGGTGCTAGGAGGCACTACAAGGGGCTTGTAACTAGGTAACTGAGCCCTTGGTACCTCCAGCACCGCTTGAGGCAGCTCAGGGGCTCCTGGAAGGGTTAGAGAGGGAAGAAGAGGAGGATTACTCCAGGGGTCCACCGAACAAACCGCGTTCGATAAACTTGACGGCTTCGTCGTCTACAGAATTGTCGGTCTGCTCAGCCAGTTTGGTAAGCAGGTCAATAATCAAACGCTTGACTTTGTCAGAGTTAATAAACGAAAAGAGAAGTGGACGGATAAGTGCGATCATTCTTCAGTAGGGGTAGGTTCGGGAGTGGGTTCGGGGGTAGGCTCAGGAGTCGGTTCTGGAGTCGGTTCGGGTTCAGGAGTTGGCTCGGGTTCCGGCTCAGGCTCAGGCTCAGGTGCCGGTTCCCAACTATTGAATGCAGAACCAGTCACGTACTCAGCAAGGGCTGCAACGTCTGCACAGGCAGCGATAGCAGTCTCCTTTTCGTTGCTTAGGGTGCGGATCTCAGTACGACGACTCAAAACATCAGCAGGTACGCCTGCACTGTTTTCAGATTGACGGATAACATACCAGTCAGTTTCACTGAGCATCTTGCCTGCAGCGTCTTTGACCTTTGCAGTCCAGGTTTCTTTTAGTTGATCGAGATCTTTGGGGTTATCAACACCCCAGTAGAAGCGTTGGTCATAAACCGCAATTACGGGGTCTGAGACTTCAACGATACCAATGGCTTGCTTTTCCTCCAAGGAAGTCAGGCGCAGCCAATTAGACGGATATTGCATTCCGTCGTGAACAAATGCCTTGTCATAACGCAAGGTCTTACCATCAAGTTGTAGCATAGTAAATAATGTTAATTAGCGTGCGCGGGCGGTTTTGAAAGGATGCTCAGCAAATGCGGCATAGATATAGGTTCCTGCGTTGGCATTAACATTGCCCCCGCTATGACGAATTTTAAATCCATTGGACAACATATCAGCCGGATACGCCCCAACGTTGTATTCAGCACCGCTAGTGTTTGCAACTAACGCAAGCTTGTAAGGGTTGTAAGGGGAACGCGTGCTGTCATACATTTCCCAGGCCCCAGCGCTATCTGTTCGCTTAAACATGATAAATGCCGGACGGAAACCGGTGTATATGAACGGGGCTAGGTCATTGTTGTGCTGTCCATTGCCGGTGTACGAACCAAACGCGCTATAGCCTTCGACAGGTGCAAAGCAGTAGGCAATTATGTCATCTCCACTCTTGTTGTGATCTAGATTTGAGCCTACGGAAAATACAGAAGATGTTGGAACATCAACGCCCGATTGATCGGCCTTAGCATTAGTTGCGTCTAGGAATAAACGATCTAATGATCCATCTATCGCAGTGGTCAATACGCGCCAGCTATATGCGCCGTCACGGTTTTTCGTAATAATTAATTCCGGTGCTGCATTTAAACCATGCCCCACGCTGTCATTTGAAGTGCCAGATCCTGTGTAAGAAACGATGCTAAACCCAGCAGACGGATTGGCGCGGACGGTTGAAGCGATTGTTGGGAAATTGGGAGGTGTGGCATTACTGTTAACAAGCAATTTACCATCAACTTCAACCCAAGCAAATTCGCCGCCGTATTGATTTCTTACGTCAGCTACTGTAATACTGGTAAAGGATCCAGGGCCGTTAAAAGTTACTAAACCAGACGAACCACCGTTTACATAGGTATTACCACCATCAATAGACACCTTTGCGTGAACTGGTTCAGCTTGAACCCTTAAAGAGCTGGTAAAACTTATAGCACTAGGTGGCGTAAAAGTCATAGTATAATTAGTACTAGTACTCGCTCCAGTTATATAAGTGTAATTAGAGAAATCTCTAGTACCGGAGAACGCACCATTGCCGTTATTTGTAAAACCAGAACCACCTGATGCTGAAAAATAATTGCTCCATTGCTGGCTTTGATCGTAAGCAGAGCTATTCAGGTCGCCAGGACTAATTGAAGTGTTTGACGTTCCAGCGTCCCAAGCCCAGCCAACAAACGACTCATTGTTTTTGTTTACGGCTTGCCATCCGCCAAGACTCAATCCACCTGAATTAAATGCAGTAATTGCTCCGGTTTGAGTTTCTTCAGCAATAGTAGTGTTGCTAAAAACAACCTTAGTTCCTCCTCTAATGACATCAATTAAAGAATGAAAATCAGTTCCTGAACGTTGCTTTATCCATGCAAAATCAGGGCTGAAATTGTAACCAGTAATCGATCG